CTCCCCTTTCCGCCTTTCCGCCTTTCCGTCAGCTCTTCCCTATTTCAACTCTCCGTCACCAATTCCCATTTCCGCCCCCTGGTCAATTCTTTGCCATATACACGCGCTTTTTGTCCTTCAGTCTATATTATGGTATAGGGCGGGCGAATAATGCGAGGGAGGGGCGGAAATGGCGGGAGGGAGTCCCAGCGGTTGTACGGGGGGCGGAAAGGCGAGTTGTGCGGTACGAGTAGGGTTATATGCGGAAATGATGAAAATGACGTGAAGGGGGCATGGAGGCGGTTGTACGGGGTTTTTGCGGTTGGTTGCGTGGTGCGGTTGCGTGGTGCAAGGGCGGTTGTACGGTTCCCTCCCTCCCTCCCTCCCTCCCTCCCTCCCTCCCTCCCGTGTACAATTCCACCATACTCCCGAAAAACCCCTTGCGCACCTCCCGTCCCCATGCTACTATACGCAAATCAAATAATCGTAAACGCTCAAAAAACGCATTATGAGCGTTCTGGGTTTTCTTGCTTCATAACGAAAAACTGAAAACTGAAAACTGAAAACTGGAAAAGGAGCGAAGATGAAAAAGCGGAGTAGGGAACTGGAAATCGAAAAGTCGAAAGAGGAGTTTTTGGCCAGGCAGATTGTAAAGGGGGCGGGCGATTGGCTTCGCTTGACTATGCTAACTGTGTACACTCCAGGGGCGAGTCTCCGGGAAGTGGTTAATCGAGCCTTGGTCAACACGACAGGGAAGCCTATGCAGAGGTATTAATTGAATAAAGGGAGGCAGGAAGATGGAAGAAGAAATTGAAAAGGATTTATGGTATGAGAAGATTTACTGGAATGGAGTTAGATCAGCCTATTTGCTTTACACCAGTAAGGGGCCGTTTGTGGTTTCAGACAAAATCATGAACAAACTCATAGATTATTACAACTATCCGAAAAAGCTGAAATGGGAATTGGAAGAGGCGAGGGCATACAGCAGAGAGATGGAGCAACAGGAGCTGGAAGCCAAAGAAACCTGTTTAGTTACTGCCGACAAATCCTGGTATGAGGTAGCAGCAAAAGCAAAATATGCGAAGACTCTTCCCTCCCCTGATAATTATTTCCATTGGTCGTCTACCGGGAAGAAGCCAGTCTCCGCCCCTCACCCAGACTCCACTGGCGATTGGTTTCAGATGGACGGGAGTAAGTGGAAGCTGATGATTGTCTGTCGCGGTATGTTCAATGGTAAACCTCGCTATCAGTTTTTAGGGATAAACGGGGAGGCGTACAGGTGGGGGAGAATATGCAACACTATCCCAGAACTCTTCACCCCTTCCCGCCGCTGTTATCAGCGGATTAATGGGCCTGGGGGAGTGGTAGTAGAGAAGTAATTAACAACCAACAACTAACAGAAAAGGATACAGATTATGCGAGACAAGACACTGGGTGAACGGGATGACGAAGCAAAAAGAGATAAAGAACTGCGAGCCTATATGACTTTGCAGAACGCTTTCGGTGCAAAAATAGGCGATACGTTTAAAATCCTGCGGTCGGCAGAGGGAATGGAGGCGGGCTGGCGGTGCGCGTGGTCTTCCAAAATGGGACAATTTGTTGGCAAAACATTCCGCGCAACAAGGGTAGACTCTTTTGGAATTAAGCTGGGCGAGTATTTCTTCCCTTGGTTCGTACTGGAAAAAGTCCCGGAACAGGATATGCCGGGAGATTGGTTTCTGAAAGCCGGGAGTAGTTCTCTGTTCCTGATAGTAGAAGGAGATGATGTTGTCAGGGATGATGATGAGGGGCCGGACCCTGATATGGATTACACCTACTATCGACTGTTCGAGATTGGGGAACAGGGGAAGGTTAGGTCTTCAAAGTTCTGTATTAAACTGCAGCATGTTTTCAATCTCGAGCGGGATCAATACACTCGAATCCCTGCTCCGACTATCGGTATCTTAGCCCGATCAGAAGTAGAGCCGGAAGAGGAACAATGAGCTACTGGTATTTAATTTTATTCATTCTCTGGTGTCTGGTTAAACCAGGAGGGAAGTGAGCTATGATTATCTTCTTCTTTATTCTTATCATGACCTGTGCAATTGAATCCGTCCTTCTCTGTATCTACTTGGAACGGAAGAAGGACATCTGGTGGGCAGAGGAATATAAAAACACTTTCAGCTCAAAGGAGTTTAACAAATGATCAGTATAAACATGCAGGCATTTCTGAATACAATCGCATTCTCTGAACTCGGCAATCTTGCCAGTCGCCCAGACCGAGGAGCGAGCATGATAGTTGGCAGCCGCCCCGGCCATGAAATTAAACTCCATGATTATTCAGACCATCCGCGCGTTACAGTGCATATTAATGGAACTATCTGGTCAACGGCGGCTGGCTGCTTTCAGATCAAATCGGACATATACGACCACTACCGGAAACTCCTCAACCTCCCGGACTTCTCCTACGATTCCCAGAGGGCCATTGCTATCCACCTGATTAACGAGCAGGGCGGGGCTAAATTCGTGGAGGAGGGGAGGATTGATCTGGCCATGCAGAAGGTGAATAATATCTGGGTGAGCTTGCCGGGGTCGAGCCACACTGACCAGCACCAGAACAAAGAGGAATACCTGCTTGCTTATTATAAAGTACAGGTTAAGGATTTGGAGGAGATGGCGAGGGGGGAGAAAGGATGAAAAGCAGCAACAAATCGAAGAGATGGGATAAAAAATATCTGGTTTTACAAGAAACAGTTTATAAAAATTCCCGTCCAACTTATTATCAGACAGACTTCCTTCTTCTCGCTCTTTATCGCATGATAACCCTTAAACGCAGCAACAAGTGCCGCCTGCGATCGGAATGGAGATAATGGATACTTCAAAAATGTACAGGAAATGCCAGGGGTTATGGAAACTGGCCTACCACTCCCCGCAAACTTTAACCTTTAAGACACAGCGGGAGGCACAACGGGCGAAGTTTGCCTTATATAATTCAACAAAGGAAGTCAGGAAAGCTCTTCATGCCGGGCGGGCAGCAAATGTCTCTCAAGCTCTCACCCTCGCCGTGCAGAATTGCGAAATTTGCCTATCTGAGGATAAGCTCTCCATCACTCTGCAAAACCACTCGGAGAACTCTTTCTATGGGAGTATGCTGGGGCAGTTGGAAGATATGGTAGAAGATGGCGGGGAGGAGCAGGCAGAGGAACAAGCGGAACAAGCTCCCACTCTGGCGAATGATCTTGCGGAACAGCTGCGGAAACTGAGTCAGGGGATTATTGATTCACAACAAGTAATCAAGCCACCATATATTGTAACCTGCAAATCGGGAGACAGCAATGTCAACAGATAAGATCAAGCCGCCAGACGTATTCCCTGCTTTGTTTAAAGAGGTTCTTGCGCGGGGGGAAGAGGAATGGAGATTAGGGAAGAGCAAAGAAAAACCGCCTCTGCTCGCCCTTGCGCGGCGGTATCGCGCCTTTCTACGCTCTCTTGCATACTACCCCCTCCATCCACTTAATAAATACCGTGAAGGGCGAAAAATCCGCACCAGAATCAAATACGAACCTTTATTGCGCCATTATGCACTTTATATAATCTCAGAAAAAGAGATAGATTGGGACTCGGCGCGGGAAAATAAATCTTGACTCTCTGCCTGTGCTCGTGTAATGTGAGGTCGTGATGCAACGAAGGGTGGCAAGCAGCCTCCCAAATCCAGCAACAAACAACCCTAAAGGAGCCTAAAATGGCTGAAAAAGAAGTAGTAGTAATGGAAGACGGTACGGAAGTTGTATTCTCTGGTGCAAAGAAAAAACTTATCAAGAATACAGTTGCCGATGAAAGCGGGGCCTTTAACACTACCCTGTACTTTAGAAATGGCCGCATTCTCACCTTCACCGCCCCCGAATCCTTGCTTGATCAGTTTGCTATGCACGGAATCGACCAGAAACTTGGTGATTCCATCGCAGGTATCGTGGATACTGATGATGCGGTTCTGGCCATGGAAGAAACCATCACCCGCCTGCAAAATGGTGAATGGGCTGTTAAACGTAAATCCAGCGAACTCGCTGGCGGCTCCATCCTCCTTCGCGCCCTTGTCGAGTATTCTGGCCAGGATGTTGAGAAGGTTAAGGAATTCCTCTCCGCGAAAACTCATGCAGAGAAGTTTGCCCTGCGCAAGAATGCTGGAGTTAAAGCTATTGTTGACCGCTTGGAAGATGAAAAAGCAGCTCGGCTTGCAGAGAAAGATACTGGTAAACCAGCAATTGATAGCTCTGCACTGTTGTCAGAATTGAGCTGAATCAGTCCCACCTGCTGTAAGTAGTTCCCACCTGCTGTAAGTAGTTCCTCCCGGAAACCCCCCTTATGTGAGTCAAAATGACCCATGTGAGGGGGGTTTTTTATTTTCAAAATAATGTAATTCATGTAAAGGTTTTCAATTCAATGTAAGATAGGTGAGAAAAACATTGCATTAATGGTTATTCGCGTGTATTATTAATGAATACTTCAAGCGGGGAACTAAACCACCGCGCATAAACCGCGCATAATTAAGGAGATGGAAAAATGGGGACTTCAGCAGAAACAGCAACAGCAATCGCAACAGCAACAGCAACAGCAATCGCAACAGATGAACTCGATGGCCTTGGCGAGCTTGACAAAATTCTCGCTCTCGCTGCCAGTTCTCCGAAACCCAGGAATAATGCTAAGCAGGGAAAGAGCTGGGATACGATTGACCAAATCCGGGAGTTTCGAGGGAAGCAAAATAAGCTGATTAAGTATAAGCTGCTGCGAGGGGCACGGGTATGGGTGCAGATTACCTGCAAGAATTGCGGTAAACTAGTTTCTTTAACCTTTCAACGCAGCATGGAGTTGTGGAGCTACAATGGGGTAGAGAACTGGAGAACAGGTGAGAAGTTTAACAAGGATTTAAGTAGTGATCTTATAGAAGATGCAGTCATTGAACGCTTTGTGCCATATTGCGACCAGTGTATGGAAGTGCCAGCCGTCTTTAAACCATTCAAACAGGTATTTGGGGTCAACACCCCTGAGGAGAAAGTAGATGGGCCGACCGAAGAATGTGATTAAATCAGTGGAAAAAAACATTTCCATCCCGGAAGATGTAGTCTGCAGGATTGACTTGCAATTGTTCTCGGAACTGGAGGGCCGGGTGCCGCACGGGGCATGGTCGAGATTGGTAACAAAGTTGCTCAGGAATGACTTGGAGCAAAGGAAACAGGCGGGGATATGAGTGAGAAATTGATATTAAACGAAGGGCAGGCAGAGGCAGTTGATAGAATTATGTCTTTTATCAACTCCCCTGCTAAACACTTCTTCCTGCTCTCCGGGAGGCCAGGAACAGGGAAAACAACTTGTGTGAAGGAGATTGCAGAGCAGGTAAAGGGGAAAATCATCTTCACCGCACCGACCAACAAGGCCACTAAAGTTCTGCGGGAAACCCTTACCACTCGGAGCTATTCCCCGATATGTAAAACCACTTACAGCTTACTGGGAATGAAAATGGATAAAACCGGGAAGGCCCGGAAAATCCGCGCGCCGAAAAATCCAGTTAATCTCGCCGACTACAAAGTGGTGGTGGTGGACGAAGCGAGTATGCTGAAAGGGGACTTGTGGAATTACCTCTCAGCAGCGGCTAAGCAATTCCGCCTCAAGATTGTATTTCTGGGGGATGATAAACAGCTCCCTCCGGTTAATGAGGTTGTCTCGCTGGTTTGGAAAAAGGCGGAGGAGCAGTATAAGCTCCTGGAAATCATCCGCTTTGGCTCACAAATTCAAATCCTTTCCGATACTGTCCGAACGCAGATTGATTCTCCCTGCCCGCGCATCTCCTTTGACGCGCAGAATGATGGCTTACAAGGGATTTGGAACATGAATAAGATGGAGTTTCTGGCCACCATTCAGCACCACGCGCGAGAGGAGTTATTCTCAAAGGGCGGGGAGAAAGTGATTGCCTGGCGGAATAAAACAGTAGAATACTTCAACCGGATAATCCGCGCGGAACTCTTCGACAACCCGGAGGAGCAGGAATGGTTGCCCAGCGATCGGATTCTCTTATCCGAGCCAGCTATTAATGAAGCCGGAGCGTTGGTGGGGAGTACTGATGAAGAGGGGGTGATCGAGAGTATTGAAGTGGAGCAGAATCCGGTGTTTCCTGAGTTCACTTGCTGGCATATATCTATGCTGTCGGAGGAGAATCGGATAGTCTCCCTTTGGGTGCTTCATCCTGATTCCCAGAAGGATTTCGCAAACAAGTGTAAAGAGCTTGCGGCGTTGGCCAGTGAATCCAGCTGGAAGTGGAAGGATTTTTGGAACTTTCAGGAGGCCTTTCACAGCATTAAGTATGCCTATGCAATTACCGCGCACAGGTCGCAGGGGAGTACGTATAAGACGGCCTTCGTGGTATGGGATGATATACTGATGAACCGAAACCGAGTGGAGGGGTTTAAATGCTTGAATGTAGCAATTACCCGTCCGACTACTAAATTAATTCTGGGGAGGATGTAAAAGTGGATGAAATTCTCGAAGTAAAATTAACCGATTGGCGGGCAAAGGCGGCAGCTGGCCTCCTTACCATGCCGGAGATGGTACAGGCAATTGAATACCTTCGCTCACAACGCGGGGCGGCAACGGTAAAGGCGAAGAAAAAAGGAACCAGTAAAAAAGTAGTGGATGCAAATGAACTGCTTGGGGAGTTGAAAGGATTATGACCGATTATACTAAAGCCTATTTCCCACAAGTCGTGGATTCCTCTATGCTCTCTGACTTCCGTGTATGCCCGTATAAGTTCTTTCTAACCTATATGATGCACTGGAAACCACAATTCGAGTCCGTGCATTTGGTAGCTGGTGGAGCGTTCGCGAAAGGCGTGGAATGTGCGCGGCGGGCGTTCTATGAACAGGGGGCGGATCAGGTAGAAGCAGAAGCCGCTGGCCTTGCTGGACTCATTACAGAATACGGGGACTTCGAGTGCCCGATTGATTCCCCTAAATCTCTTACGCGCCTCTGCGGGGCCTTGGAGTTCTATTTCAGCCAGTACCCATTAAAGCGAGATGTCTGTGTCCCGATCACCATGCCGGACGGTCGCCGGGGAATTGAGTTTGCGTTCCGGGAGGAGCTGGAGGTCAACCATCCGCAGACCGGAAACCCGATTATCTACTCCGGGCGATCAGATGCGACGGTAGATTTCGCAGGGGGCATTTATAACATAGATGAGAAAACCACAACACAGCTCGGCGCAAAGTGGGCGAATCAGTGGGATCTCCGCTCGCAGTTCACCAGCTATTGTTGGGCGGGGCGGCGGATGAAGGTACCGATTCAGGGAACTATCATCCGAGGGGTGTCGATATTGAAGACTAAGTTCGCCACCGAACAAGCTCTGACCACCCGCCAGGGTTGGGAACTCGACCGATGGGAAGAGATGCTGTACAGGGATCTGGAGCGGATGCTGAAGATGTATCACCGCATGATGGACAGCAACCTCCCTCCGCGCATGGTTCTTGATGGAGCTTGTGTCCGCATGGGCAATGCCTGGGATAGGAACTTTGAACCAGCTTGCAATGATTTCGGCGGATGCCCATTCCGGGAAGTATGCCGGGCGAAGAATCCTGAAGGGCTGTTGGAAAGCAGCTTCGCGCAAAGGGTATGGGACCCGCTGCAGCATAAGGAACTGACCATGGAAGAATGGGAACAGGGATGGGAGGTGAGGAGCAATTATGAGCAAACAAGCTGAATTCTACGTAGATGAAAGGACAGGTTGCATTGCAGTTAGAAAGCGGGTGAATTATCGAATATCTCCTGGTTGCCATGAGGAGTTGCCAGATGTAGTAGCTTTCTGGTCTGGAGATTCTACTACATTTCATGGAGATGATGTTGAGTGGAATGTAGCAACATGGCAGCAAGAAAAGGCAAAACGGCTTTGTGAATTGCTGAATGGGGATTTATTACTTGCTGAGAAGGAATAACTGCTAATGACTAATTTTGAAGCCTGGTGTATAATTGTAAGCGGAGTATTTGCTGAGCAAACAATAAAACGAAGCCGTCGACTTAATCTTATTTACTGGATGTTGGTGCTTATTGTTGTTATTAACCCCTGGGGCATTACAACTCTACTATTAGGACGCTGAACCATGATCCGCAGATATATCATAAACAACCAGGATTTCGGCTATTACCAGTTCCCATCTTACGTAATTAAACCAACCAGCATTTTCTGGTATTGCTATGTCTGCGGGTGCACGTACTCCCAGATGCCAGTCTACCTCCCAGACAACACAGAGGTGAGCATCTGGCTGCCCAGAGTAGGACTATGCCCTTCCTGCTCCCCGCCCGATTCTGGAATCTTCGCCGACCTCCATCCGGGGTCTGTGTGGGAACCTGGGCCATTCGGGCTAAGTAAGAATTACACGAAAGAATTAATTTGTCAGGAACTCATTATTTTAATTGACTTTATTTTAAAAAGGGAGTAGATATGGATGATGCAAAAGATAAACAACAAGTGCAAGCGATAGTACCGGAACGGGAACAGGATATTAAAAACGACCTCCCAGGGCCGAATGTATTGCTCATGGGGCCGACAGGAACAGGGAAGACGCATAGTATAGGAACCCTGGTCGATTGCGATATTGAGGTGTTTTATTTCGCTTTTGAAAGCGGCACGGAATCGCTCATCGGATACTGGAAGGATAGAGGCTTACCAGTTCCGGCAAACCTCCACATAATCACAGTGAAATCAGCTTCAGCGGGCTGGGCGGATATGGCCGATTCAATCGGCTTCGTCAACAAACTCCCGTACGATGCGCTGAAGAAAATGTCCGACCCGAAGAAGTCGAAGTACAATCAGTTGGAAAAGTTCCTTCGGGCGTTCAATGATGTAACAGATGATCTTGGCAACCATTACGGCTGTCTCGATGATTTCGGCCCGGATAAAGCAGTGGTATTCGACGGGCTCACCGGGCTCTCTGCGGCGAGTATGCAGACGGTGGTAGGCGGAAAGGCGGATAGAGACCAGAAGGATTGGGGCTTGGCGCAGAACATTCTTGAAATGCTCCTGCGGAAAGTGTGCGATGATTCCCGCTATACTTTCGTCCTGCTCGCCCATGTAGAGCGGGAGACGGATGAAGTCCTGGGAGGGGTTAAACTTATGGTATCAACCCTTGGCCGCAAACTTCCGCCGAAGCTCTCCCCTATGTTCTCAGACGCCATTCTCACCGTCCGCACGGGAACTGAATGGTATTGGGATACGGCTTCCGCACAGGCAGATGTGAAAACCCGGAACCTCCCAATCGCCAATAAAAATAAACCGGACTTTAAAACTATAATCTCAACCTGGGAGAAGCGACGGAGAAGCTAACAGAGTTGGAAGGGATTGTTCAGGAATGGTATGATAAGGATGTGATTAAATCAACTGATAGCTCAAAAGGGAGGGGGAATATTACAATAGGAATGGCAGAGGCTTTTCAACACGCAATCGCTTATAGAAACGTATTAGTGAAAATAAAGGAGATTAAAGAAAAATGACTGAAGTCGTTGTCCAAATCGAACCAGAAGGGGATTCCTGCACTGGTTGCCCGTTCTTCATTCCAATGTTTGGGAATTGTAAGGTATTCGAGCGAACAGACGCAGATGCCAAACGAAGGGGGAAGGATCCTGATGCGAGGTTGCTTGCTTGCATACATGCAGAGATAAAGGAGCTTGGACATTGATGGATTGGAATACTGATCTTACACAGAGGTTTGAGAAGGAGCAACAAGCCCAGTGTGAGTATAATGAAAATCTTTTGCAAGGAGTGAAAGGAATGGAGATGAATAATATACAAAATAAACAGTGCACTACTCCTGCACATATAAGCAGTCCTGCAGAATTGGCTGTAAAAACTTTAAGGGAAGAAGTTGATGCAGCGGAGCTGCTCTACTGCGAAATGTGTGATATTCTTGAACCTGTTGCCTTTCAACAACCACCAGAAGAGGCAATAGGCCAAGAGGAGACAATTCCTGCAATTCCATCACTGTTTAACGAAATTCGCATTCTCACTGCGCGCTTGCACCAAATCCATAGCGATATGAGAAATAAAATCCGAAGCACCGGACTGTAATACCAAACAGCACCAAACAGCTAAATCAACCGCGCACCGCGCAAATTAAAAAATTGGAGAACAAAATGGCCTTTAATCCTGATGACTTTCTTAACCAAACTGTAACCGGCTCAAACGATACCACCATGATTAACCCCCCGGAGAACATAGCCAGCGATCCCTATACAATCTTGGCCAATAAGGTAGCAGTCCGCACTTGGCAGAAGAAAGACGACCCGTCAGTCGCTGGTCTCGCCCTCGATATTCAATGGGAAATCCAAGACGAATCCGTGAAAGAGTTCTGCGGGCGGGAGAAGGTACTCTGCAAACAGGGAATCATGCTTGACCTTAATAACGACGGCACGCTGAACATGGCCAAAGGAAAGAACATCTCTCTTGGCAAGCTCCGCGAAGCACTGGAACTCAATGATCCCTCCGAACCTTTTTCCTTCAACATGATCCAGGGGATCATGGCCCACGGATTTGTCACACATCGGGTGGTAGGGGAAAACATTTATGCAGAGATTAAGCGGGTAGAAAAGCTGTAATCGGAATTGTTCCGGGGAAGTAATAATTAATAATCCGCCGGGGAATGGGTTTATAGCCCGCTCCTCGGCGTTTTGCCTTTGCGGGTATAATCATACCGCCCATTTCTAAATCATTCACCTACCTACCACCAACGGAGCTACAATCAATGCCACTTATACCGACCACCGCCGTCATCATCTCCCCCGAACGCCAACGGCAGGAATTTGATCCAGTCGCCCTCACCACCCTCGCTAATTCTATAATCTCCCTGGGTCTCATGCACCCAATCGTCCTGCGGGAAACGGAGAAGGGCTATGTACTGGTCGCCGGGGAACGCCGCCTCCGGGCGATAGAAGAACTCAATATGCTCGGCCAGACTATTGAGTACAATGAACAAGAAGTGCCAATGGGGCAAATCCCGTTTTCTCTGATCGGCGCAGACTCGGAACTCCTTGCAGAGGAGGCGGAGCTGGACGAGAATCTCAAACGCACGGACCTCACTTGGCAGGAACTCGCTAATGCCCATACCAGATTGCATAAACTCCGGGCCGCGCAGAAAGAGCAATCCCCAACAGCCCTCCCACAAACCGTAGCGGATACTGCTCTGGAACTCATGGGGCGGTCGGACGGGGCGTATCAGAACAAGATCAGAAAGGAATTAATCGTCGCCCAGCACCTCGACAAGCCGGAAGTGCAGAAAGCAAAAACCATGGATGAAGCATTTAAGGTGCTGAAGAAGCTGGAGACAAGGGAGAGGAATTGTGCTCTGGCAGCGGATACTGGGGCAGCCCTCCGCGTAAGTAATCATGAACTGTATAATGAAAAATGCCTCCCCTGGATGGAAGCGCGAGTGGCCGAGAATCCAGAGGGCCTGGTAGATGTTATATGCACTGACCCCCCGTACGGCATGGGGGCGGATAAGTTCAATGATGGAGCTGGCCGCCTCACCGGAACCACGCATGATTATGATGATTCATACGAGAACTGGCAGGCTCTCATGCGCACTTGGTGTCCACTGTCCTATAAGATATGCACAGCCCAGGCCCATGCTTATGTATTCTGTGATATTGAGCGGTTCGCGGAACTAAAGGCTATGATGCAAGAGGCTGGCTGGTATGTCTTCCGCACACCGTTCGTCTATGTGAAGCCAGATGCCTCCCGCGTTCCCCTTCCGGATAAAGGCCCGCGCAGGCAATTCGAACTCCTCCTCTATGCGATTAAAGGCGGGAAGCTGGTAACTCGCATATACCCGGATGTTATCACTGCAACCGCTGATCGCCATTCCACGCACGGGGCATGTAAGCCAGTCTCCCTGTTCAAGAATCTCTTGCAACGGTCAGTAATCCCCGGAAATGTAGTGCTTGATACTTTTGCCGGAACTGGCCCGGTTATCCCCGCCGCGCACTATTTCAATTGTCGGGTGATTGCTATTGAGGCAGTTCCTGAATCCTACGCGGAGTGCGTGGAGAGGCTGAAGGGGTTGGACGCGATTACGCATAATTGGGAGGAATAATGAGTAAACCAACAACAACAACACCCCCTGCAATCCCTATCCCTATGGGGCCGCTTCCTGCTCGGATAATGCTGGTCGATGAGTGCTATCGGAAGGCCGACCTCGAAGACCTAAAACCCTTCTCTGGCTTCCTTGGCAAGGAGCTTGGCCGCCTTCTGGCCGAGGTAGGCATCTCCCTTTCCGGCTGCTATTCCACCTGGGCCGTCCACCAATACTCTGGGGTCGGCGGGCAGGATTTCTTTGCCAGTCGGAAAAAAGACATTACGCCGGATCACAGGGATTTCTATGGCAAACCAGCTCTCCCTTGCGTACACGAGGCCCAGGAAGCCTTAGTGCGGGAGATTGAATCCTGCCATCCGAACATCATAGTCGCGTTTGGCAATACAGCAATGATCCTCCTCACAGGGAAGTGGGGGATTACCAGTTGGCGCGGCTCAACGCTTGAATGCACCCTCCCAGGACTCTCCTACACTCCGAAGGTTATTCCTGTGTATCCGATAGGCCGGGTACTGGCGAAGTGGGAATGGCGACCTATCGCACAGATGGATTTGAGAAGGGTTGTAAAGGAATCGAAATTCCCGGAGATTATTCGCCCGGATTACAAATTCATAATCCGCCCGGATTTCGATACAGCAAACAATCTCCTGAACCGCTTGCTCTCCGAGGCCACTAACACTCCCGGTCCCCTGAAGCTCGCGGTAGACATTGAAACTCGTTCCTATCACATCGCTTGCTTGCAAATCGCCTGGTCAAACCTCGATGCGATTTGCATACCGCTGATGTGTGTGGAGCGCGGGGAGGGGTATTGGACGCTGGAAGAGGAGTCCGCATTAATGTTCCGGCTCTACTTACTCCTCACGCATAAAAACGTGCAGGTAATCGGGCAGAACTTTCACTTCGATGCACAGTACTTCTATCGGTACTTGTTATTCTCCCCGAACCTGTACCATGATACGCTGATTTCCCAACATGCTATGTTCTCAACCATGGAGAAGAGCCTGGACTTCCTCTCTTCCATGTATTGCGAGCATCATGTATTCTGGAAAGCTGAGGGGCGGGAGTGGACACCGGAAGAGGATGAGGATCAGCTATGGACTTACGGCTGTAAGGATGCGGTTATCACCTATGAAGTAGACACGGAAGAGTGGAAAGCGATTGATCAGATGGGACTGCGGGAGCAAGCGGAATTCCAGAATGCACTCTTCTGGCCAGTACTCAACACCATGATCGGCGGGGTGCGGGTGAATCGCGCGGAGCGGGATAAGTTCGCGGCACTGTTGTTTGAGGAAATTGCTGAACGGGAGCAATGGATATTTGATCTCCTCGGCTATAAAGTAAATATCAAATCCCCGCTGCAAATGGCTCAGCTCTTCTACGAGGATTTAGGACAGCCAAAGGTATTCAAGCGGGTAGTTCATACTCTTACGACTGATTCGGAAGCTCTGCGGAAAATAGCCGACAAGGAGGCTTTACTGATCCCGCTTACGAATAAAATCTCAGAACTTCGCTCTCTCGGCGTTTTCCTCTCGACCTTTGTCCGCGCCCCTCTGGACATAGACGGGAAAATCCGATGTATGTTTAAAGTAGGCGGGACAGAAACATATCGCTTTGCCAGCACAAAGAACGCTTTCGGCTCCGGGATGAATTTGCAGAACGTCCCGGCAGGCGGGGGGGATGAAGACTCCGGCCTTGTCCTGCCGAATATCAAATCCCTCTTCATCCCCGACCAGGGTTATGAGTTCTTCGACACTGACCTGGACTCCGCCGACCTTCGCATTGTTTGCTATGAGGCGGGCGTGCCAGAGATGAAAGCGATGATTGCGGAGGGAAAAAAGGTCTACGTGGAGGCGATGAAGGAGTATTACAACGACCCGACAATGACGAAGCACTCTCCGCAGTACCGAATGTTCAAGTCCTTCTGCCATGGGACGAACTACCTCGGCACCTCTGCTGGCCTCGCCGATCGCCTTGGCCTCCTTCGCCATGAAGTAGACGTGCTCCAGAAATGGTACTTTGGCAAGTTCCCGGAGATTAAACTATGGCATAAGAAGATCATTAATCAGGTCACTACCCGTCACATGGTGGAGAATGTTTTTGGCTATCGGTATTATATCTTCCAGCGGATAGAAGGGACGATAATGAATCAGGTTATCGCTTGGATTCCGCAGAGCACAGTAGGGTGTCTGATAAATCGCATATGGATGAATATTCATAATAATCTGAAAGAGGTAGAAGTGCAGTTGCAAGTCCATGACTCCCTCGCCGGGCAGTATCCGATAGCGCGGGCTGATTGGTGCAAGAGGCGGATCATTGAAGAGGCACAAATAATCCTGCCTTACGATGACCCTATGATTATCCCAGTTGGGATTAAGTGCTCTGAGAAGAGCTGGGGAGGGTGTGAAGGATGAAATTTGAAATAGAGATACCTGAAAATACAATTAAGCGTGTAGTAAATGATTTTGTATTTTTACATTCAAATCAAAACCTGTCTTATGCGATGGAATCGCTGTTGCGGGAGGAGATTAAACTGGTACTTGCCGGTCAACTTAATAATGAAATAAAACTTGTTATAACAGATAAAATTAAGGGGAAGATTGAAGAGGAAGCAGAGCGGGTAGTAGCTAAAAAACTTCCTGGTTGGGTTAATCAAAGGGTAAAAGAAATGCTAAACAGCGTCAGAATGGAATTTGCACCAAAGGGGGAGAAGTAATGGATACCTATACAGTGAAGGATAAAAAACAGATGCTGGCAACCATGAAAGCGGTGGAGGAATCTGGGAGAGGGGGGATTATAAAGCTCCAAAATACCAATTTTTCCGTAACAATCAACCCTGACACCCCTATGATCCGACTGCATAAAATGGTAAATCGAATCAAACAAACTCCACAATCCTTGTGGTCTAATCCCCCCTCAGCCTAAAGGACCCCCCATGGCACGTAATTATTCCGATTGGCTTACAGCATATATCGACTATGCTGGTTATGGGGAAGCCCCGAAACATATGACATTCTGGACTGGGGTTAGTGCCATAGCTGGTGCATTGCGCAGGCGGGTTTGGATTGATCAGATTTATTTCAAATGGTTCCCAAACTTTTACATAGTCCTGGTGGCTCCTCCGGGGATTGTGCAGAAATCCTCCACTGTAACCATAGGCATGGAGCTGTTAAGGAAGGTGGAGGAAGTGCAATTTGGCCCGGATATTGTAACTTGGCAGGCGCTGATCTCCTCTTTCGTGGAGGCAGCAGAGACCTTTGAGTATAATGGAGAAACTTGTGTGCAGTCTCCAATCACCATGGAGGCATCAGAACTCGGCAACCTCCTCGACCCGCGCGACAGGGATATGGTGGATTTAATGGTTTCCTTGTGGGACGGGAAGGAGGGGGATTTCAGGAAGAAGACAAAGCACTGCGGGTCAGATGCGGTTGAGAATCCATGGATTAATCTAATCGCTTGCACCACTCCGGCGTGGATTGCCGCTAACTTCCCGGAATACATGCTTGGCGGTGGTCTTTCCTCCCGGTGCGTGTATGTGTATGCGGATAAGAAAACGCGCCTTGTCCCGTATCTAATGGATGTAATACCCGCCGATCATGATGAAACCGGGAGAAAGCTAATTGAAGACCTCCGGGATATAGCCACCACCCCGCTCGGCCCATATACCATAACCCCAGAGGCGAAAGAGTGGGGCGTGGAATGGTATACGAGGCACTACTCAGAAATAGCGATGTCCATGGATGCAGAACGCTTCGGCGGGTACATAGCCCGGAAGCAAACTCATATCCATAAGCTCGCTATGATTCTTGCAGCCTCTGAGGGGAATAAAATGGAGATAACAGCTTCCCACCTCTCCATTGCTAACACTATGATTTCCGACCTCGAACCAGATATGTCGCGGGTGTTCTCACAAGTGGGGAAATCGGATTATTCCTTCTACGCGGATCAGCTGTTGCAATTCATCCAACAGGCCGATACCGTAACTTACGAGGAGGCTTATAGATTCGTCCATGTGTATTTCCCCTCCGCGCGGGATTTCGAGGATGTACTGGAGGGGTTGATTAAATCAGGATTTGTGGAATTAGATATAGCAAGAGGAACGCTGAAATCACTCAGATAAAAGGAGAAGAATGAAGATTAAAAAGTGGGTTGATTATAAAGATCAAGATGCAGTAGTAGAGGGGGAAAGATGGTCGATTGTAAGGCTTATTGCACTTTCGGCTGATTTACCAGTGATGAACGTACCTCTAAAACATTTAAACATTGATTACGCCTATACAAAAGCCTCACTTCGCGATATGGCTATGCACCTTAATGCAGTAAATGCTGCTGATCTTACTTACCCTATTATCCTTAATGCTGATGGAGCAGTATTAGATGGTCGTCACAGGATAATAAAGGCATTAATGCTAAAAGAAAAGACAATCAAAGCTGTTCGATTTGAGGTTGATCCGGCACCAGATAGTATTAGTTAAGTAAACAAATGGGGAGCCTGTGTGTTAGGCTCCCCTAATCCCTATGCTGGAGCAACCCCCAACATAGAGAGCTGCAGCCGTCCGTCCGCATTCACCCCAACCTTTCTAATTTTCTTATGTACTTTCTCGCTGAGAATATGGAAGGGGCCGGAGAATTTATCACTGTACTTCATATATTTCAATTCCCCAACAGACCCAATAAAAAGCAATAAAACATCATCATAATTGCCCATTTTATAAGATAGGAGCTTTGGTGATACAGCCGTTGTGGTTATAGTATTTACTTCCCGCTTTTGCGTACTGGTATTGTAAAAACTTACCTTCAGAGCAGCACCATCCATAAACGCCAGGACTAAACCCATCTCAGCATCAAAGGCAAAGCTGCACTCAGTAATGTTAATTCCTGAATAAACAGTAATAGGGGCGACTTCCTCTGCCTCTAATATAATATAACCTCTAAACAGCCTACAACACCATCGTTGGTATTCCAGCCCCTCAGATATATCACTTAGTCCCACTCCCCCCCAGTTGTACTCCTTAATCCCTGAACAATAGAGCTTCTTTGGCCCAACGAAAGGTGCAGGATGCCCGTTGTCAAGGGTTAGGACGGTAGCTGACGGATTTTGCACTGCACAGGTCACTGTGTATCGTGCCTCACCAGCAGATTGTAAAGATAGCCATTTTGCCAGCATGATTTATTCCCTCCCCAAGCAGTTAAATAATTAAAGTCGCGCACTCAATATTTTCCAGTGTACATACCATACAATACATCCTGAGTTTTCCAGAGTACAATAACAACGGAGGGGGAATAAGTTGGCTCAACATTCCCAGTGCCAGAGACCCAAACCATAGCTGGCCAGCTAACCGTGTAGGCATCCGCACCAGTAAGCATTAAGACAAGTGACTGCCCCTCGGCCAGATTATCTACAAATGCCGTATTCATATTCAAATTGCAGGTTAATATCGTACCATCATTTGCGTTAAGGCTGGTTCCCGACATTAGATAAGAGCGATCAGCAACGTATGGAACTATATCATCTTCGGAATACTGAAGTACACCGTTACTGTCATACAATATCCATTTATATGCTATAAAATCCAGCCATACCGAGGCCTGTCCGCGTGCATCCAGGATAATTGGATTGGTATTCACCGCGACTTTCTTTGCATCTTTATAAGTGCTGAGTGGGGTAGTGGTGCCAGCTGCATAGGTGTATAGTTTCCCACCTATGAGCGGCTTGCCAGCTTCATCGAAAAACTGCATTCTGGGTGCCGGGACTAATGATGCCATTATAGAGTCTCCTTTTTAACAGGTTTATTCGCTTTCTTCGCTGCTTTAGCCTTTGCAATCTTTGTTGCTTTCTCTGCCACTTTCGCTGCGGCCAGTTCTGCATCCTTCGCAACCTCTTCTGGACTGCGAAACGGGTATGGCCGTTGATCACCGAAACGCTTTTTAGCAAACTCCTGTCTGCGATCCAGCGCATTCATACTTGGCCGCCCTTCTGCGCCGATTGGAGTAACCATTTCAAATCCCTGCCCAACCGGGAGCAATTTCTGCGAGGTGGTGGGGACTTTAAACAGTTCCGCTACCAGTTTAGAATACCGTTCTTCTTTTCCAAGCCGCTCCAGAAGTAATCGTTTACCTTCGGCAGACTGAGCAATCTGATACATCCGTTCGATCGGAGAGAGTTCCGCCGCTCCGCGCAAGTGTTCGGCGGGGGGAAGGGCGAGTAGGTTTTGTTTCGGCGCAGGGGGGCCGCCCATTAGTATCGGTTTAGTCGGTGCCTCGCCCATAAGTATAGCTGGCCCCTTACCCGGAGGAAGTGCGAGTTGGTTCTGAGCCTGCCCTGCTGGGAGTTGCTGTTGTGGGAGCTGATTGTCAATATCCGCTACCAGCAATTCCAGCTCTGGCCCCTTCATCATTCCTTTAATCCGCCGCCCAAACTCTTCAATAGCATATAGAGCCTTCCCTGCTCCACCAATTACCCTTGGATCACGCAAAACCTTACTGGCAACAATCGTCGGAAGGCCAAATTCCGCACCAAACATCTGCCCGGCAACCGCGCCGGAAACTAAGTCCTTATACCCAGGTACCGAACTCTTCCCGGCCTTGGACACCGCCTTTTCCAGAAACGGTTGCGCGGTAATCATATCGGAAATTTCAGTATTTATCTGCTTAGTCTCCGGCGCATGACGTTCAATCTCTGCTCGGAGCGAATCTCCAATCGACCGCATGGCTTCATGCTGAGCGGTTTGTAACTTCCCACCCATGGCTTTCGCCCGCCAATAATTCGTAAGCTCCTTATTAATGTCCTGTTTTATAAGCTGCGCTTGCCGAACGGTGAGGGTTTTCTCCCCAATCTGCTCACCGTCTTTGGAGAACTTGGCGATATGATCATCATAGAACTCTTGCAAGAACTGCTGTGTTTTCTTAATATTCTTACCTTTTTTACTGGTATTCTCCAGAGCAAGAATCCGCTTTTTAACTATATCGCGAAGGTTGAAGTTGATCGGTGCATCAGCAACTGGCTCCAAGGCCGCCCGTACCTGCTCATTCTTAGCTTTAAGAGTTTCGCCAAACTCAGCTAATCCCTTTTCCGTGACATTGACCTTGGCTTTGCGAATCGTTTCAGCGACCTTCTTCTGCACAGCGGTGCGAACGGTGGGGGAGAATTGAAGGGATTTCCTGGTAAGGTGTTCTCCGAGGTTCCCTTTCGGAAGAGCTTTCCCACCGGCTTTGAGGAACGGGGAGATTGTCATAAGGGATGTCGCGGGGTCGTCCCACGCCTCGCTCGCGGAGGTTTTATCGCTCATGCCTAAAGGTGCATTCACAAACTCCTTCGCCCCCTCCACGGCCCCCATAACCGCTCTATTTGGCGCATAGGCCAAGTCCTTCCCGGCCTTCAACCAGTCTTTTCCTTTCATAGGACTGTCCAGTAAATTCACAAAGGGATCGGTGAACTCCTTAGCTGCATCATAAACCATTCCCGCTGCTCCTACTGTTGCCATTACTGGCAGCCGAGCGAGGGATAGCGGTACGTTCTGCGTCCAGTATTCTGAGCTGAGGACATTATTGTGCGGAAGCGGGGCGACTACATCCTGAGCCGCTTGCGTGAGAGTTTTATGTGGAGCAGGGGCAGCTGGAGTGGACTGCTCTGACATGGTTGGAGCAGGGGCTTCCTGCTGAACCGGAGCGGCTTGTTCGGGCATAGCAGTCTGTTCGGGCATAGCTGCTTGCCCCGGTGCCTCAACCGGCTCAGCTGCTTTCAACACTCCCCGATCAATCAGAATCCCAACCTTCACTCGCTTATCTTCTGGAAGTTGGTCAACCAATCCGCGATTCACGATTTCCTGATAGCGAGCCAGCTTTTCAGCATTAGCCTCATTCATATCATAACCCCTCTATAAGAGCATCATCCGAGGCAGCTTTCCACTTCTCCGCGCTGGCTTCCGGCTTGCTTTCTCCCAGTGCTTGAAGCGTTCTATCCGCCCTTCCACTTTCAACCTTCTTATCCCAGCGGTCGATAGCAGATTGATGCTCCGCCTTCCGCATCTTAGCCATTTGGATCAGCGTATCCTTGTTCATTGAAATTTCACCAGTAAGCATTTGCTGCATAAACTTCCGCTCTTCCGGTGTATCCATTTGCTTACTTGTCAGTCCCATGGCCTGCAGCATACTGAACACGCCTCTACCCATCATAGCATTTACCATCTGGGTGTCGGTAACTTTTCCGTTTGCTATATCATCACCGAAGAAGGCTTTCACCTGATTAACCCTCGTAATCAATTCCGCCGCAGGGCCAGTAATTGCATCAGACATTTCCAGTTTAACGATCAGATCATCGAGCTTTTTGATCTCGCGCGGAGCTTCTTCTGCTGCTTGGAATTGAGTGAAATCATAAGCGGCACCGGAGGCTCCTGTCGTCTTAGCTGCTGCTGTTTTTGAGACAGAATTCGGGTCAGTATAAGGATTCATCAAAATTTCCCCATTCGGCCCTCTTGCCATTGTAACATTATTAGCATTCGATTTATCAAGAAGAGCAAGGCCCTGATCAGTCATCATGCCATAAACGCTATTGTTGGCGGTTGCTCGGTTGCTGGCGGCAATTCGCTGCTGCGCAGTAGCGTCCTGCATCCGCGCGGTGGCCGCTGCAGCATCCTGTCCTGGCGTGGTAGTGGTGGCGATTGGTGTGCCTGTAAACCCTGGAGCATTCGGATTAGTCTCATAAGGGACTATTTGCTTCCCAGCATTCTGCATGGAGATTTTACTTATACGGTCTTTTGCTTCCAGAGAATGCTTTCGCGCATCTGCTATTAACGCATCCTCTCCCCCCGCTGCCATCAATTGCTCCCCATAGGCTATACTTTCAGCCGGGTCAATGCTGAGTATTTTGGCAATATTCTGTGCCTCTTGCACAAAAGCCTGAAATACCAGTCCCTTTGGAGCAACACTAACCCTATCCGCCGCTGCCATTCTAACCTCCTGCAGATCAGCTTCATTCTTTAGCCGTGCCCCTTGCTGGGCTAATCGGGCAGTTTCAGCTTGCCTGGCAGCAAGGGCCGGTGCAGCATCCAAAGTCTGCTGTTTAATTTGCATATCTAACGCATTTGTTTTCATTTGTTGCTCAGCTGCTTGCCGGGCACTTGCTTGGTTTCGCCCCTTATAAAATTCCCCACCCCAATCGTAGGCATTTACCACTTCACTGGGGGCGCTTGTATCCAATAGATTCCAATTGACCTCTGTCATATCCTCAGCTCCTTATCCTTTATAATTCCCAAGGAAGTTAACAAAATTGCCTATAGACTTTCCATAACTTGCATAAGCACTGGATTGTGCATTGGCAGCCGCAAATTGTGCATTAATAGCTGTGTTTGTGGCATCGCTATAATACCCATTAGAGGTATTAGCAGCAGATATAGCCTTATCACTAACAGAATTGGCATAAGCTGTACCAGCAGTATCAATTTGATTTGCTGCATTCTGCCCCGACGTTGAGACGCCGGAAAGCTGGTTATACCGCTGAGTTTGCTGCGCTACAAATCTGTTATAGGCATTTTGATATTCAGCACTTGCTGTATTCTGCCCGTAGTTGGAGATAGCTTTTAGCTGATTACCAGAGAGTAGAGCCCCCTTACTTGCTGCTGAATTATCCAAAGCCGAAACCCCTTCAGACACTCTAAACTCATATCCAGGGTCAGCTTCAAAATCATTAAGGGTAAATGGCCTGTTCAGGGTACCATTAATAACCTCTGGGCCAAGCACATTTATGGCATTTGTGCCCTGGGTCAGCCAAGGTTTGTTATCAGACCTTATTTGGTTATATTGCTTTAATTGAAGGTTGGCGGCGTACTTTGTTGCGGAGGCAGTAGCTTCCGCAGCTCTCTCAGCTGCCTCAGCTGAGGCAGTAGCTGCAGATTTTGCCGCTGATGAAGTAACTTTAGCTGATTTATTGGCCCCATAAATACCAGCCGCAGTACTGGCAGCTGAGACTACTATTCCTGCTATTGCTACTGACATTCTTGCACCTCTTTATTATTGCGAAATTTTAACACTTTTCTGTAGTCAACGGTTACTTCCTCTCCTGGCCCCCCACCAAGGCAGCCGGAAATTGGCTTATTAGCCACCAGAACTAAATCACCGGACAGTAAAAGCATATCTGCATTGGGGGTTGGCGAGTGATTTGTGTATCGACCAGCTGGAGTTTGCTTATCGCCTATCTGCGCTGGTGCAATCACCTCGCCGGCTGAAAATGGGCAAGTAGCAAACAATCCGCGCCCGTCAATATCTGACTTCCGTACACAAGTTTTAACCCATCCCTCTGGCATTGGGATTTGGGATTCCGTTTCCCATTTAATCCTCCCCTGTGGGTCATCAATTTCCTTCAGCATTGTATAATAAGCATCATGGATAACTTTTAAATTGCTTTCTCCGACTATCAGTTTTTGCGGCACCGGAGTATCCTCCTTGTCCACAAGCAAGTCCTCCAGTTTATCAATATCGGTCTCCTCCGTAACAAAGATATTCTGCCAAATTACGTCTTCTATGGCATAGCCAATTTTCCTACCTGCTACCCCCATGAATGTTTGCGGAGCGGCAATTTCTTTTGTACTCCCATCCTCAGCAAGCATAAGCATTTTCCCCTGGATGAATATGTTAAGCTGTGGGAATCTGTGCAAATGCCCCATGAGAAGGGTTCCGGCTGGTATATGAATTTCCCTAATATACATGCCAGGGGCGAAGCGATGCACCACAGGGCAAGGGGCTTGTGGCATAGCCAGCATTCTGTCTTTTATCTGGTTTATGTCTAATGCTGGTAGGGTGGTACTCATAGTTTCTCCGGGGAAGTAATAATTGTTAATCCCAATGAATTAGTTAAAAAACTTAATATTTAGCACTACCGCTGTAATTCCACCTACAATACCACCGGCAGCTGCTAATCCACTATTTATCAGCTTACTGTTTTCAATACTTTTTATCCTTTTATTATACGCTTCACACTGTTTATTGCAAGTGATTTTTTGCTCATCCGCGCTTTCAAGTAATACTTTATGCTGATCACTTAGTATATCATATAACAATAATAGTTTAGTTGATTCATCAGCACTATCAAAGGACTCTCTTGAGACTATCACTGAATATTTACTCCTTCTTTCCCTGCTTCATCTAACCAATTATACTATACCCAAGAGGGCCTGGGTAAAGGCAAACAGAGCTCCACTGAGTATTAAGTGCAATAAACGTCCTACCTTGAATAGTTTCCCCAGTAACTGGCACGATTGTAACTGTGCATTCACTCCCAGTATTTGTTATAGATATTAATCCATCACGCAGGGCGCTTGCTGGCAGATAAAGGTAAACCGTCCCAGACAGAACAGCAATATACCTCATACCATTTTTGATTGTTGTGCTGGAGGTTACTGTAACCGCATACTTAGAGTAATCAGGCTCAACTCTATCAAGAAGTAACCGGAGGAACGTGTACCAGCGATGGGTTAAAAGACTTGATTTAGGGTCAATTAATGCTTCTATTGCGGCAGGAATTTTAATTTTCATGTTGCACCCTCAGAGAGCTGAAGCTCGGCACCAAGGATAGTGACTGGAACTGGATCAGTGCCTGAAAGCTCATATATCCGATCGCGGGACACCCCCAGCCTTCTCCATATAACCCGCTTACTGGTATCCCCCAAGGCCCCAAGAGGGGCTAAATGACTGTTTGACCAAGTATGGCCTCCATCATCAGACCAACGAAGGGCGACTTGCGGATTGGCTCCGTCTTCGGTTAAATTCCCCACACTTGTCTGACAATCCAGTTGTAAATGATGGTGAATCAATCGCTTTAAGGTATTTTCTCCGGCAGGCAGTGCTCGCCAAGATCTGAGCCATTTCTGTGGCCTGTCCCCCTCTTTATATACCCCAGGGTTAAGAGAATAAATATTTCCATTTTTATAGTCGCCAATAAGTCTGACATTTTCAAAGCCCATTGAGCAATTACCACGAAAGCGTGTGAATCCCCCTGCGTTGGAATAATCTGCCCACTCATACCAAAGGCTGGTGGCAACGTCATAAACAAAAGTTCGTTGAGTAGTGGGGAAACTTATTATGTAGAAAGAGTGCCCATGATACTGATAGCCGAAAGCCTCTGCTAAACGGATATCAAGAAACTCTTGTATAAGGGCTTCTATGGCATGATCTGAAATCCGAGCAACTGAATACCCATTAGAACGAAAAATCATATATGTTCCAGTATCATCTCTCCCAGCCCAGAAAAAGGCATTATCCATTTTAACAATTGACGCATAAGCATCACAGCCCTGTTCAATAAGGGCACCTTCAACTCTGACAAAGGGAAAGCCACCGATACCGGAATTATAAAATACTTCAATGGAGCCATTACCAAAAGCCCAAACTTCAGTCCTGTTTGTATCTACAGCCATTACAAAGTCTGGATGGCCCTCGGCACTTGCAAAGTCCAATGCGTCAATGTTAAATCCATTAAGCAATTCTGTGACCCATAGCCTTTGTGAACGTGGTTCGTTGAATAGAAAAAATCCATCAATATAAACAACAGTTGCTGCTCCAGGAAAGTCAGGATCGGTTACCTTGGTAAAGGCCTGCACCTGGTTACCGAAGAGGGTTACTATAAAGGCATCAGGATTACAAGCAATAAAAACCTGCCCACCACTACGAGCTATAGATACTGGCCCCTCACCCGTAACTGTTCCAATTAATGCTGCGGTATAATGGCTTTTACCCAATGATGAACTACTGTTAGACATATAGTAAACTTCCTTTCCAGAAACCACTATAGCAAATTCTCGATCCAGGACTATCATACCACGAATTGGCCCGTCACCAACAGTAATCTCCAGGTGTAAGCTTGGGCAGCGGGAGATAAATCCAGCCGTTTTCCCACCTTCAGGCACCTTCTCGGCATACATATTTATCATACGGTTGTCAGCCGCGTCCACCAAGGCAGTTACATATTGGCCACCAACTATTGGGGTTTTCATACACTTATCTCCTTGCAATACCCAGTGGCATCTCCAGCAACACCTTTGGATTATTGATTCTTTTTATTGCCCGCTTGGAGGCCATGGCAATTCGCTGAACGGTCGCGGATGGCGTTAAGCCAAATTCCCCGCAGAGTTCACAGGTAAGGTTGTAGATTATCGCTCGCTTGTAACCAGGTGCAAGGGAGAGTTCCGCATAGATGTCTGATACCTGGCTCAATGGCGTTGTGGAAATCATGTGGAGCTGAAGTTCCTGGCTCGGCACTGGATAGAGGGAGATGGAGATATCTGGCATCGACATATTCAAGTATATGAAACCAGGGAGGTTGCTCGTATCCGCTTTCGTTGGGATGTCGCTGTATTGATCTCGGTTGAGGTGGATTAAGGGGTAGCTGGTTGTAGTGTCGGCAAGCGTGAAATAGGTGACAGGGAGAAGGGAAACTGGTCGCTCCGCCACTATCTCCCCGGTCGGCCCAAGTGTATAAGTCGCCTCCCCCGCCCCCCAAGTAACAATCTGCTCCGTGGTAGCAATAACCGCCAGCCGCTCAATCGACCAAGCGTCAAGCATATTGTTGAGGGTTTCCAGCGCATCGGAAAACTCGGATTCGGTAGGGGCTTCACCGGATGCCAGGATTCCATTGCATTTCCGCATTGCGGAGGTTATGAGTTTTCCAGCTGTTGCCATTGCTTACCCCTGTTTAAGTTGTTTAAGCTCGGTTACGCAGGATTCGATTAACTTGTCGATTAAGTCGGGGTCTGCAGTAATCCCAGTAGAGGTGAGGGCAAAATCAACAACAGACATTGCTGCAGCTTTCTTTGCTGTTCCTGGAATATTTGCATAAATAAGGCTTTGCACGGCCACGCGAACGGCCAGTAATATAATTGGAAGAACATCTTTACGGAAAAGGGCGAGAAAAGAACTGTACCATTTAGCCATGATTTACTCCTTTATAGCTTTAAGCCAATATTGGCTGCTGTCCCTCACTTCACTTCATGCCCAGGATTAATAAATTTCTTCGGGGGCCTCTCTTTCAGTTGGGATTCCTGAATCTCTTCTATCTTCTTGCCAGTCTTTGCAATCGCTTGTCGCTGCGTAACTGCACTGGCTCCGAACAGCCCACCAAAGACCGCACCGATGATTTCGATTGCTTTGTCCGGGTCATCCGGCAAAAACGAATACTGCGGATAAACGTAAGAAATGAGTATTGCAATAGCAAAACAAATCTTCCCCGCTGAAATGATGAAGGTTTTCTTCCCGTCGAGTTTCTTCGCCACAAAGCGCAGTACAAGTTTAATCATCATTCCTTTCATTTCTTTCCCCTTATCCAACGCCACAGCCAGCTGACATCAATCATTAAAAACTTCGTCTTGTTGTGTCGCGGCGAGTATAGATCGTCTTGTGTCGGCAACGTTGGCATTTGCTGGACATGCCAGCGGTCATCATCTTTATTCCGTGGCTTTTGTTTCATCAATTGCCCCTTCATCAATTACTTCCTCTTCGGTCGCTGGTACTTCTTCAACCAAAGACGTGCTCACGTCTCCGCCTGCTTTGTTTTGGGTAATCGTTGCATTATCCCCGGAAACGGTGGTTCCGCCAGCGCCAACTGCTGATGTCAAAACAT